GGTAAATCCTCATCGGATGTGATGCTTAGCTTTTTGGCTTGTTTCTCTGTAAGTGCAATGACCGTGCACCGACACATAAAAGCCCACGGCGGATAATACATTAGCCAGAATGGATCATCGACATGACGAATAATACGATTGAGCTCAAGGTGTGTAGGTCTTACACGAGTATCATCAATTGCTGAGTACATTAAATAAGGACGTTTAGCCTTATTCTTCTGCTGTTGAGTCCAGCGACCATAACCATATGCTGTTTGAATATTGGTCCTAAAAACATTCTTCAGATACGGTTCGCTCAGAATAATCTCATTTTCTTTAATCAGCTTTTTGAAGTCATTGAATGTTGAGCCCTCGGCAATTGCCTTATTGACTGCTTTCATCACTGTTTCGATCTGCTCAATGCTTGATAAAAAACTAACCGTTGTCGCCATTTGACGTGTTTTTAAGTCCATTGAATAGAATTCATCTGGCAATACGATTTTTCGAGATTCAGCAAATTTTAGTGCTTCTAGAAAAGTGACAGGAGTCATTTATCCTCACTTGCTGTGACATATCCCAGCACATCGGCAGCATATAATGCTCGTTCCAGATTGAGACTGAATTGTGTCTGACTTGCACCTGGCATAAGTTGCATCAAGTTAAACGCTAATATCTCTGGCGTTTCACTAGCTTGAATCAACTCGTTAATCTGCTTTTGGTTTAACAGTTGTATGCCTTTCTGCTCATCAGTCAGTTCTTCAACCTCCTGCTGCTCTAAACTCAACTTTTTAACGTCAGCCGCAAATGAGAAGGCACGGCGTGGTAAAGCATTAAACTGAACGTCTGGAAGTGTTTTTTGTTGTGAGGTTGCATTCGCTACATCACCCTCCTGCAAGCCATATTCGCGTTGAAAGTATTGCGGTGTGAGATTCGCACCTGCATTCTTCAACTTAACGTCACGTTCAGCCTTAGGCGCATTTAAAGACTGTTCATCACCAATGCTAATGATGTGTCGATCCCATCCATTCAAAGCACACAATGCATCAATGACCGCCTGAATGGTCGAGGTGATCATTCGAATATCCGCATTGATTTTATTGTTTTGCACTTCAAGATGAACTTCACCTAAGGCTCGGCTGCCTGAACTATCAGTACCACTGGTGAGCGTTTGTCCCAATATCACCTTTTGAATGCTGCGCTCGATCTTCTTGTCAAACGATTCAAATGCTGCTGAACCACCATTGCCGTTAGATGAAGCTGTAAGGAGAGTAACATCATCATAGTTTGCATCAACTGAAAGTACTGATGCGGCATGCGCTGATAACAAAGCATCCCTTAGACCAGCAGTGTTATTTTTTGACTTACCTAGAAGTAGAGGATTACCAAACCGTTCCACAAATTTTGCCCAAAACTTCGTCGTACCATTCTTAAAGAACCACAACCAATACAAACGACTAAACAGTGCTTCCCCATATGGATTTTCGTAGGTTGGCTTACATTGGGTAAGAAAATGCTTAAATTGCTGATCACACTCAATATCACGATGCTGATCGTTATACATCTGTAGCAGCATCAAACGACCATCATTTTTAGGCTCAAACCACTGCATGGGTTTTTTACCTATCCAATTCCAACCGATGTAAGGTGATATGTTTGCACCTTCAATAAATAACGATGGTTGTTCTGGGTTGGTATAAACGGCTTCTAAAACTGAATATCCGTACCACCGTGCATCTTGTGTTCCTAGACTTAATTCAGACCACCACTTCTTAAGCTCATTGGTGAGAATCTTTGCTGGCAATCCCTTGCTAGGTTCAAGTTTAAATGGTGCAGATTCAAGTTTATCCTGACGCTTTTCAACACACTGATAAATTTCATCGTCATACATCAATACATTCAGTCGATGACGCGTCACCCCTGCTTTTCTTAAAACCTCATCCAAATCTGGCATTTTGGTTAAGAAATTCATGAATACCATTTCAGCTTGCTGCGAATACAAATAACCCCCAGTTTGTTGGGGGTTGATCTTATCCTTTGCTTTTTCTTTCTTCCCCATAATCTAACCTGTCATTGGTTCCTGATAGTTCTGCATGACTGTTGCTTCTTCTACGGCATCAATCAACGTGTCCACTTGGTCATCATGATCATGCGTCATGGCAGCGTTAAATGCCTCGCACTCTTCAATAAATTCTGCTACCCACGGCGCACGCATTGGCAACATCACAAAGCGGTCATCTGGCTTGTTCTCATAATCATTTTCTAAATGGACCTGTACGTCCATAAAGCGAGTCAGTTTGTCTATGTTGCGCTGTACAGGGATGACAGGCACACCGGCGTAAGTCCCTAAACTTTGAATGAGTTGAGTTCCATGCGCTTTATCTTCAACTTTCATCCAACGAATTGGTCGAGTCTCATAGGTGTAGTCTTTATGCTTATCAATAAAAGCTTTGGCTTGGCGGTTCATCTCTGGTGCTTCCCATTTGCCACGCAATTCATCAATTAGATACAGCTTCCCATCAACACCCAATCCAACCAGTAAAAACACGGTAAAGTCATTATGTTCTTTCACCTTCTGCGCAGTATCGACATAGATTGCCCGCCACTGAAGCGAAGGTAATTCGTTATAACGACCAAACCATTCTGATTTGATTAAGTCACCACCCAACTTTTTAGGATTCTGCATGTACTGACTGGCGAAGGTGTAACGTGAAACGGTTGCACCATTCTTGTCTTGTCCACCTTTCTCCAATTGCAGCAAGGACACTAAGCTTTCTTTTTGTGGCCAGTAAGACTGACGCCCTTTCGCATCCCGCTCAATGTCTGTGGGTATCAGCTTTGCAATATGCGTAGGAAGTTTGGCAATGTATGAATCATCAATTAATGCGGGAATGCTGATCTGTTCCCATTCACCAGGTACGTTTCCAGACATCACGAAGTTCGTTGGATCCTCAACATGCAAACGCTGCATGATGATGATAATCGGTGTATCTGACTTCGCTTTACGTGAATTGACCGTGTTGAGGATTTTACGATTGGCATTATCCCTGCCCGTCTTACTAAACGCATCTTCAGGTTTGAGTGGGTCATCTAGAATAATACAGCCTGTAAATCCATCATCTGCCAATGTACCGGCACGACGACCTGTTACCTGTCCACCCATTGAAGCCGAATAGACATGACCTGCATCGTAACCATCGACTGTAATTTTCCAGTTTGACTTTGCATCGGTACTGCTTGAGATATCGGTATGCCACATGTTTTGGAAGTCTTCTGACTTAACAATATTACGTGCGGTTGCAGATACGTCCTCAACCAAGCTTTGTGAAAAGGATAAATACAAAAACCGTGACCGTGGGTTTTTTGCAATTCCCCTAGCGATGAGGTTCGTGGTCAGTTCGGTCTTTCCTGCACCAGGTGGAACGTTAATTACTAGATTCGCGATATTGCCTTTTACCACTTCATCGATAAGCCATGCCACATAAACATGATGCCAGTTGACCATGAACTTAAACCCCATTCGGGGTTTAAAGAAGCGACGAGTAAAGAATAAATGGTCATCCTCGCACATCTTTTTTTCTACGTGCGTTTGAACGTCCATTAGTATTCCTCTTGTGCTTTCCTTACGGCAGCTTCAACCTGCTCAGAAGTCGCTTGGACCACAGTCGTTTGTAAAGGTCCGCCATCTTTACCCGTTACTTCGGTTTTATTGGTGTACTTGCCACCAACATCTTCTGCTGCTTGCTTAAGGATATTCATCGCAGCCACACGATTTTTACTGTGCTTTTGATACTGGCTTTCATATCGTTGCAAACGAACAGATAAATTAGCAATTGGGATATTCTCAGGTTTAGCCAGAAAATCTGCCCGCGTTACCTCAAACTCCTTTTTTAGCTCTTGGCTTAGATCCTGCCCGGCTCTTTTTGTTGGATCGTAACGCTCACACTGCTGTCGTGAGACACTTAAACCTTGATATTCTTCGTTGACGAGTTTTGCTGTTTCTTCTGGTGTGTTAAATACAGCAAGTGACCGTACAATAAAGAGTTTCACCTCTTTTCTGAGGGCTGCCATAAATATCCACCTGTCAACGTACGTCAACGTAAATAGTCAAAAAAAAGAGCCATAGGGCTCTACTTAATCAAACACGTCCCACAGCACGCAGCTATATTTTTTTCAGATACAAACGGCGCTTGCTTCGCGACTTCGACCAGACGCTTAACACTGTCACTCGCGCCCCAGCGTTTGACTACGCCTACGAATTCTTCAACGTCATGACCTGCCAAATAATGTTTAGGTAATCCCGTCATGTCGCTACACAACGGCTCACCCTCTTCATCACGTTCCACGCCGATATGATAAAGCTCATGTTCGACTAAAGCGCAAAACTCACGATCACTCGCTTGTTCACAGAAACTAGCATCAATGGTAATCAGATAAACAGGCACAAAACCAAACCAATCCCGCATCTGTTGTTCTTGTCGAGCTTTCTTCCAACCACCCTGATTGAACATCACCTTTTCACATTGACCTAAAATCATACGCTTTTTAGCTACGGCGGCAGAGGATGCCCATGCAAATGCCAGAAACGTCTCATCATCGTGAAGTAACTCGGAAATGTGGTCATGATCTGGATTATGCAGCTCACCGCCTAAGGTTAAGAAATTCGCAATCACCCACTTTTTTAGGTCTGGTGCAGCAATTAAGCGTATTGCTTCTTCTTCCTCAGCTTGGTCAATAAAATCAGTCTGAGGGAATGGTCTGATCTGGTTCATCTTCTAGTCTCGCTAATTCACTTTTAATCCAGTCGATGACATAACCCGATAATATTAAATCAGGGTGAAAATGCTCAAACTTATAACCCATGTATTCAGCAAGATCGTATTTACTCAGCGCATTAGCAATCTTCTTACCACCGCGACCTACAGCCCACGAGCTGCCGGCGATCTCAATAAGAAGATTCAACCGCACAATATAAAAATCAAAGCGCCAGTTTTTTGTTGATTCGAACTTAAACTTACGGCGATACCCAATTAGATTTTCTTCTAATTCCTGAAACAGAGTTTCTTCAGCTTCAAGATAATTTTGTTTTGCTTTTGGTAAAGGTCTGGTTCTTGGTTTGGGTTTTAATGGAGATTTATTGGTTTTGGATTTGTATGTACTTATTTCCATAAATTATGCCCATTAAAAACTCCACTTATTAGCACGCTCATTTCTAGTTATTGAATTTCACCTCAAGTACAACGCAATTATCCAAATCAGACTTTACATCATTGCTGATATGACAAGATAACTTCATCAAGCTGCCGGGATATTTGGATTTATCAAGAATTAAAGGTTTTGCTGATTCGTCAACTACCTGCAAATTTAACGTACTTTGAGGTTGATCACCCTTATTTGAAGCCATTTTTACAACAGCTGTCGTAAACGTAGTGTCGATAGATTCAACATAATCTTCAACAAGTATTTTTTTATCAGAATAATCTTTTTTGAAATTTTGGGATGAAATTAGTTTTGCTACCCCTATCGCAGTATAGGTTTTTGTTTCACTTTTTTGTTCACTGCATGCTGATAAAAGAAAAACCATTGAAAACAAGAAAATTTTTTGTGCACTCATTTTAAAAACCACATCAAAAGAATTAAATTATTTTAAAATACCATAGTTTAAATCATTTACTCTATTACAAGCATTGTAATCTTGAATATATTGAGTGCAAATATTCTTAGTGCGCATGGACGTTGCTGAATAACAAAACCAAGTTCGCTCATAAATACAACCCATTAAAAAACCGCCTCTTGGGCGGTTGGTACTACGCAAAATAAGTGTCAAGCCCAATTTTTCTTAAAAAACTATCCTGACTATCGTGATTGGGGAACAGAAATTTCTCAACGATACCATGTGTAAAATTTATTCTCACATACTTCCCATGCCGATCAACATCAATAGTCACAATTTGATCCGTGTTTATGACTTTGTCATCTATTTTTACAAGCATTGTTTTACTCTTATATAGTAACTTTGGAGACTACAATATAAATGAAAATGCCCCATTTATTCTATCACCCACATCAAATCCTCTGGCACAGGCAAAGCAACGCCCAACTTACCCAATGAGTAAGCTTCGATCTGATTTAGATATTCTGTAAATTCCTTGGTGGTGCATCTGGTTGTTGAGATATGATCCCGAACAAACATATCCACCAGTGCTTCATATTGTGCTTTATGTCTTTGTTGATCATCGCCAGAGAGCTGACTTATAACTGCCTTGTAGCTTCGGATTGCCTCATACTTTTGTGCCGTATCAGAATAATTCTCTACAAACATCCGTGATAAAAACTTCTTCTTAAATAGAAAATGCAGATCATCTTTGCTTTGCCCAAGTTTCTTCTCTAAATGCCCAAGCCAAAACCACATTAATCTATTCTGATCTACGGATCGGGAAGATGCTTGCTGATTTACTCTTACAACCAACGGCTTATTTTCAAAATTAGCTTGAGTGTAATTGTTATGCAGATAGTTGATTGTTTTACCAATATCAGAATGGTCTTTGATTGTGAACACTGCTGTTTTCATGCTCACCTCATAATAAAAAAGACGCTGTTAAGCGCCTTTTTGAATTCTATATATGACCAGCAAGTCTTAATTAAAATTTAGCTAGAGTTTTCATGGCCGTATCCTCAAGGTTTATTGATAGTTTATTAAAGTAACTAGATATACATCAGAAACTTTAATTTACCTGAGAATTGACTATTGTTCAAGCAATAAAAAACCACCCGAGGGTGGCTTAAGAATCGTATTCTTGTTGCTCTTTAATCTTCTGCTCAAAATCGACTTTAGTTACTGCTTTTGGAATAACTCTAATTCTAGAGATATCCTCATTATTAGCCCGATTCTGCTCTATAGCTTTAACTATTCGGCTAATTAGACCGTCATAATCTCTAGGAGCTACATGGACTTGTTCAAAGTCAATTTCACAATCTAATATTTGAACACTTTCCTGTTTTTCTAGTGCTTCAATCTTATCAATTAGGCGACCTTTTAGAGCATAAGCATCTCTAAGAGTCATTTTAGAAATGTCTAAATCATAGGGATCTTCAACTGTAAAACCACTCATAATTCAACCCTCTTTTATAGAGTTAAATTATACCATAACCATATGATTTAATTAGAAAACATCGTCTGATTTTGTATCTATTTTTAACATTAACTCGGTCTTTTCTAACCACCGCTCAAACATGGTTTCCGACTCTTGTCTCGTGCCTAATTGGTATGTGTCGAATAGGAAATGACACTTATGACAGAGAGGCACTGTAAACGCATCTGAGGCTTTTATTCCTTTTCCCTTGCCATGCTTACCAGAATTAGAATGAGCCGCTTGTGAGTGAGGATAGCCGCATCTAACGCATGGCAACTTCCTTATTGCAGCAAGTCGCTTTGCATCACGCATGAAGGTTACTTCTAATATTCTTCACTTGGTCTTTGTGTCTTTTAATCTTCGCGTCAATATCAAGCATCTCTTTCGCAGTCATCAAACTACGTGAAAGGTTTTGAAGCTTTTCTATTTCATTGCACAAAGCATTTAAATTCTTCTTCGCTTCGATTGTGTCCATAGTCAACCAATCCCGAAACCATCACTGATTCCATATCCGTCCATTTTGATTCTCCAATAAAAAAGCCCCACCAAAGCAGGCGTAAAGGTTTCGAATTCGATAGGTTTAATTACGGCAGATTCGCCATACTTAGAACTCGAAAGGGATTCGTTCAAAACGGAACCCTTAAATCTGGCACGCCATGCAGGACTCGAACCCGCATCAATCACACTAACA